CAGCATTTACTCTTATTGAATTTCCGGAACCAGTTCCTAAGTTTGAAACTAGTATATTATCTTCATCAATTTGAGCAGTTGTTGCGGTTGTTCCCATAATATTAACTGCTTGAGTTATAACTGCTCTCACAGTTCCAGTTCCATATGGAGTTGTTGCTGTATAAGTAGAAAATCTAGTCGCATCAGTAGTTACCGTAGTATGTAAATCTCTAGGAATTTGAGTCACTAAACAAGTAACACCAGTTCCAACACCAAAATCTTTTGCTGGGGGGTTAGTTCCTCCAGCAAAATCTGTGTAAGATTTAGTTCCACCATTTTGGAAACCAGAAGTTTGTCCACTGGATGCCAAAAATGTAGAAGAAGTATACATATCACCTGTAGCATTTTCACAGGTAATTACATAATTAAACCCATTATTTGCTGCCTGGGTATAATGAGGAACTCCTGAAGAGTATGATAAAGTTGGTGAACTTGGAGTTTCGGGTGTAGAAGCAGATAAAACGGGAGCAGCAACAGTACTTGGGTCTTCATACCAAAATGCTTTTTGAGTTTGTAATCCACCTTGTTGAATAAAAGCCTTATTAAATCCATCAGGACAAGGAGCATTTAATAATCTAGCATCATAGACTTCATAAAACAATGATGCAATTCCAGTATTTCTTGTTGAGAAAAAAGCATCTTTATCATTAGCAATTTGGAGAGAACCATAAATTCCATTATTTACTCCAGGAGAAAGAGTAGTAGTTCCAACACCTACAGCATTAACAAATCCAATTACAGTTCCAGCATCTCCTGGACCATATTCTGTAATATAATTTGAAGTAACTGTACTATCAATATTTCTGTCATATTGAGTTCCAGCAACAGGAGTTAATTCTCCATCAGTATTATTTGTGGGGGAAAACCCAGCACATAGCCTACCAGTTCCAGTTAGTGCGGTAAGAGTGAACGCAACATTTTGTATTGTAGTTGGTGGTTTTGGAACTAGTTTTCCAAGAATAAAGTTAATTTCATTCACAGAATCTTTAGTATAATCACTAGTATCAATTCCTACTGCTCCTGGTAAAAACCCTCCAGTTGGTGTTCCAATTACTTGATCCCCATAATATTCAGTGGCAGTTACAATTCCACTTGCTCTTATATCACCTTGAACTGTAAGTTTTCTATCAGGATCAGTTAATCCTAAACCTACGTTTTTAGTGTTTGGAATAAAAACAAATGTTTCTTCAACAGAAAATCCAGTAACAATTCCTGAAGTTGCAGTTAAAAATCCAATATATCTTGCTTCAGTTCCTGTAGCAACCTGAATCTTATTTGATAATACATTATCTAATGTAGAACCATCTCCATAATATGCAACAGAACTAACAATACCAGAAGAAGAAATATCTCCTGATATTATTAAATCATTTTTAATTTCAAGGTCTGAGGTAGTTAATATTCCAGTAACCTCAGCATCTCCAACTACATATAAATCCGATTTTGCAAGGGCAGTTCCTATACCAACTCTACCTGTTACTTCAAGTACAGTAGAATTATCGGTATAAGATGATATACCAATTCTTAAATTTTTAACTCTTTCGCTAAGAAATTTTGCCATCCATCAACCCTTGCATGTTCGGTATATACCGTAGATCCCGTTATATAACGGGATATTATAAAGTATTTATTCAATTAAAGGTTTCTTCTTCTGAGATTTCTTCTAAGAAATCATCTGAAGATTGATTAGACTTTTGTTTTCTTTTATTATTCCTTTCTGTTGCTTTAGTGAGTTTATTTACATTATCTGTGAGTTTTTCTACCAAAGAATTTAAAGTTGCAACTTTAGCTTCTAAAGAAATATTTTCATTAAATAACTTAAAAGTTTTTTGTTGATAAACAGATATCAAAGTCTTATAATCATCTTCTGAAATATACTTGTACTCTTCTTCTTTAGACATAAAAAAAATAGGTGTAATATTTACACCTATTTATTTGATTATTATTATTAACTTTTTTTAATTTAGAGTTTCAAGTACACTAACAATAAACTTAACGTTAGTGTTAGTGCTTCCTACAACTTTTAAACTATCACCTTGCTCAAGAACAAGTTTTCCTGCTAACAAGTTAACAGAATCATTTGCTGGAATTGGAAACTCATTGAATAACTCTGTAGTTACAGCAACTCCTGCTCTTGTTCTTACGTGAGCAACACTGATATCTTGACTTGTTGAACCAACATTTGCAGCTTGTGCCAGGAGGAGTACTCCAGTGTATCCCACTGGAGCAGTATAAATTCCTACTGGTTCTGTCGATACAATACTAGTGATTGTTCGGAATACGTTAAGGGCTAATGCCATCGGATTACTCTCCTCCTAATGCTAGAATGAATGGGGTTAAGGTTGAGAACAAGCTCTTAGAATAAGATGTTCCAGAAATTGTTCCAGTATTTTGGTTAATAATCAATCCATCACCAATCTTGAAGTTACCTGACTGGTCAGTGCTTGTGTAAACTACTAGTCCACCATTTACACTGATTGTTTGATTTTCAGGTTTAGTAACTCCACCATTCTGTGGAAGAGCACCTTTAACATCAGTTCCAGCACCAATGAATTCAAATGAAATACCAGCAGCAAGAATTCTACTTTGCTTGTAGAAGTAAACAGGCATTCCTTCAGTAACTTCATATGGAATTTGAGTATCAAATGTTACTGTTGAAACTCCAGCAGATGGTAAAGTTGCTTTAGAAACCGTATAGTATACAGGTGCCATTTCAACTGTCACTCTTGCTTGAGTTCCACCAGAAGGAGGGGCAGAGATTGAAACGGTAGGAGGAACAATAAATCCTCTACCACTAGACACAACCTCAACAGAAACAACTCTACCGTCTTCAACGGTTGCAATTGCCTGAGCAGGAACTCCCCAATCTGTAGTTGGACCTCCAAGTGTAACTTCTGGAGTATCTGTATATCCACTTCCCCCATTAGTAACATTAATCTTATTCACCTGATAATATAGTTTATCAAATACTGCAACTTGTCCATCAAATGGTCTTACTGCATTAATCTGAACAGTTCCACCAGAAGTATAATAGTGTGGGAATGGACCAGCACCAACGTTAGCAGTAAAGAAAGTGCTTGCTGCTGATACTGCTACAGTTGTAGCAGTTCCTGCGATAATTGCTTCAGTTGCAATTCCAATCAAGCTGTCAATAGTATCTTGAACATTCTGACATCCTTCTGGGGAATTATTTGATCCGGTAAGAGGATCTTCAACAAGTGAGAAGTTCTTATTATTCAGTTGATTATTAATAGCAAGTTGCATATAATCGCCAGAAGCACGGAATGCTGTTACAGTCTCTGCTTCCTCACCAACAAGAGCATCGGAGAGTGGATTTCCAAAAGCATCAAAGTAGTAGTTAGTTGCCTCAATTGTATTTGCGTTGGTGAAGTTTTCTAAGTCCTTAGAAACCGCATCAACAAAGTATCCAATATCTCTTCTACACTTAGCTTCTTGGTCAAGGAATCCACCAACATTAACAGTGACACCATCAAGTGCTGTGAGAGTTCCAATTCCGATTACAGAAGTAATAATTCCAACTCTGTTATCAACAAAGTCCTGAACATCCTGACAAGTTTCAGCATTTCCAGATCTATTATAAACAATGTCTGGAGTAGAAGCACCGTAAACAGCAGGACCAAATGATAATGTTAGATCCTTGGCATAAAGTTGATTTGTCAATGCTCTCTTCATATAATCTCCAGCAGCATCAAATGCTGTTACAGATTCTGCTCTTTCAACATCAAGACCTGGGGCAATAGGATTACCTTGCTCATCAAAGTATTGCTTAGCAAACTCAATTGAGTAAGTATTTCCACCAACAAATACATCAGTAGAAACAGCATCAACAAGATAACCAATGTCTCTAGCACACTTATAACCACCTGGGGAACTGGTAGTTCCTAACCCAACTAAATCCCCTGCCGTAGTTCCAAATCCAACAGTCTGATTGAATTCCCCAAGAGTCTGATAGAAGAATCCACTGCTGATTCCGATTGAACCATCATAAAGGGCAGCAGTATTTCCTGCTCCGATTACGGTAGTAATAATTCCAACGAGAGTTTCAATGTTGCCCTGAACATCTAGGCAAGTTTCAGCATTGCCAGAGGCATTGTAAGTTACAATTCCAACTCCACCAAAACTAGAAGGACCAAATGAGAGAGTTAGGTCTTTTCTGTAAAGTTGGTTAGTAATTGCCTTCTGCATCAATCCAGTAGAAGATTCAAATGCAGTTAGTGAAGGTAGTTCCTCACCAGCCAGACCACCTCTGATTGGGGTTCCATCGGCATTGTAATACTGCTCTGAGAATCCTCTAGAGTAGACATTACCACCAGTAAATACGTCGGTAGAAACGGCATCTACGAGGAATCCAAGGTCTCTAGCACACTTATAACCACCTGGGTTCTCAGTAGTTCCAATACCAGAAGTTCTATCGAAGATTCCAGTATTATACTCTAGACCTGAGAATGAAGCAGTGCTTCCTGCTCCAAGAGCAACTGTTACGATACCAACCAAGTTGTCAACTTCGTCCTGAACATCTAAACAAGATGCTTCATTTCCTGAAGGAAGAACAGGAATGGAAGTACCAGCACCAGCATAATATGCCTTACCTGAAGAAATGCCAACATCCTTTCTGTAAAGTTGATTAGTAAGAGCATCCTTCATAAATTCACCAGCACCTACCAATCCAATAACTGTTGGATGTACTTCATCCCCATCAATGTAAATTGCTCCACTGTTATCAAAGTACTGGAGGGTATATTCTTGAGAATACTTATTGCCAGCAATAAAGATATCGGTTGATACTGCGTCGATGAAGAAACCTACGTCTCTAGCACACTTATAACCACCTGGAGTATTTGTAGTTCCAAGACCAACAGATTGTGAGAAGTAACCATCTGTGACTGAAGGTAGAGAAGCAGTGCTTCCTGCTCCAAGAGCAACGGTTACGATACCAGCAAGAGTATCAAGATTGTCTTGAATATCAAGGCAAGCAGTTGGGTCTGTATTTGGAACGTCAGAACCGACGTTGTAGTAGGTTCCACCGATTGAAATTGTTAAGTCTGAATATGCGGCACCAACCAGTGAGTTGGTAATCGCATTCTTCATATAACCAGTTGCTGCCTCAAATACGAAGATTGATTCATTGATTTCACCATCAAGACCATTTGTGATTAATGAACCACCTTCAAAGTATTGGAATGTGAACTCTCTTGAATAGGTATTTCCACCAGTAAGAGCATCGAGTGAAATAGCATCAATGAAGAATGCTGTGTCCCTCTTACACTTATCCATTACAGCAGCAAAGTCGAACGCAGAGAATGCTGGTTCATTAACAGCATCGGTAAATGCTAGTCCAACAATAACATCCTTATTGAGTTGAATTAGACGATAAGCATCATAGAATCTTGATCTTTCGTTCTCTTCCGCATCACCTGGGAAGAAGAATGTATCATAAGCATCATATCCAACAGCAATCTCACCGATAGATCTATCAATGATTTCTTGTCTGTTCTGCTGAATGAGACGGTATGAATCGAAGAATCTATACTGCTCATCATCTCTTTCATCAAATCCTGGGTTGATTGTTGGTAGTGAAGTTGTAGTTCCAAGACCAACAGCAACGGTAGCAATTCCTACGAGGTTCTCAATGAGTGCCTGAACATCAGCACAGGATTCTGGGCTTCTGTTATCATCAGTGAGATAATCTGGAGAAATTGTAAGATCTTGTGAATTGAGTTGGTTAGTTACTGCTGCTCTGGAGAGATCTCCAAAAGCAGTAAATGCGGTAACTGATTCTGATTCTTCACCGAGGAGACCATCAGAAATTGGGTTTCCAAGGGCATCGAAGTAGCTTAGAGCAAATCCTACGGTATTCTTGTTTCCACCAGTCCATACGTCCTCTGCGAGGGCAAAGTGGAGGAATCCAAGGTCTCTAGCACACTTGAATCCACCTGGGGAACTGGTAGTTCCGATACCTGACTGGTTAAAGTATCCTTCATTTACAGCAGGTAGATTTGTGGTAGTTCCAAGTCCAACAGCAGTTGTGGTAATACCGATGAGGTTATCAATTTCATCCTGAACATCTTGGCAAGCATTAGGATTACCAGAGAGTAGAACAGGTTCTGAAGTTCCTACACCAGCATAAACTGCTGTACCTGAAGAAATGCCTACATCCTTACGGTTTAGTTGGTTAGTAATTGCCTTCTTAGCATAATCTCCAGCAGCACCGAATGCTACAACTGAAGGTGCTTCTTCTCCAAGTAATCCTTCAGCAGTTGGATTACCATTCTCATCAAAGTAGAAGAGTGAGAAGTCAACTGAGTAACTGTTACCACCAGTAAATACGTCAGTAGCAACGGCATCTACCAAGTATCCAAGGTCTCTAGCACACTTAACACCACCTGGGGAAGTTGTTCCGAGACTGATTGTATTGAGAGTTAACTTGGTGAATGGATCAGTGTTGATTACGAAGTTACCAAGATTGAGTGAAGAACCTGATGGTAGAGTTGTAGTGGTTCCAAGACCAACAGCAACGGTTACGATACCAACAAGGTTTTCAATGTTTGCCTGAACGTCGATACAAGCATTAGGATTACCAGACTTAAGAACTGGGATTGAAGTTCCTGCTCCAGCATATGATGCCTTACCTGAAGAAATTCCTACGTCCTTAGCATTGAGTTGGTTAGTTACTGCTCTCTGCATATAATCAGCAGCAGCAGAGAAGGCAACAAGTGATTGTGCCTCTTCACCAACTAATCCATTAGAGATTGGAATACCAGCACCATCGAAGTATTGGAGAACAAACTCTCTTGCATAGCTGTTACCACCAACGAATACGTCAGTAGATACGGCATCTACAAGGAAACCAATGTCTCTAGCACACTTAAATCCCCCTGGGGAACTTGTAGTTCCAACACCAGATTGTGCGAAGTATCCAAGGTTAATATCTGAAGTTACATCTCCAGCAGTGGCCTCAGTTCCAAGTCCGACAACTGAAGTAACAATACCGATAAGTGTATCAATGTTATCTTGAACGTCAAGGCAAGCAGCAGCATTTCCTGAAGGAAGAACTGGGATTGAAGATCCTGCTCCAGCATATGATGCCTTACCTGAAGAAATACCTACATCCTTAACATAAAGTTGGTTGGTAATCGCATCCTTCATATACTCACCAGCAGCAACGAATGCTGTGAATGAAGGACCTTCTTCTTCATAAAGACCGTCAGAGATTGGATTACCATTCTCATCAAAGTACTGAAGAATGAATTCTCTTGAGTAGTTATTACCACCAGTGAATACGTCAGTAGAAACAGCATCTACAAGGAAACCTACGTCTCTAGCACACTTAATTCCACCTGGAGAATAAGTGCTAACTCCAAGAGTAAGATTAAACTCACCTACATCAAGAGTATTTGTTTGTGATGGTAGGAATCCGATAGTTCCGAGTCCAACAGCAACAGTAACGATACCTACAAGAGTATCAATACTATCCTGAACATCAAGGCAAGCAGAGGCATTTCCTGATCTGAGAACTGGAACTGAAGTACCAGCACCAGCATAGTATGCCTTACCTGAAGAAATGCCAACATCCTTATTAAAGAGTTGGTTGGTAATCGCATCCTTCATATATTCACCAGCACTTTCAAATGCTACAATAGAAGGACCTTCTTCACCGAGAAGACCATTAATAATTGGAGCAGCATTTTCAAAATACTGAAGTGCAAATCCATCTGAATAGTAGTTACCTGCGGTAAACAAGTCAGTTGAAATTGCATCAATGAAGAATCCAAGATCTCTTGCACACTTAAATCCACCTGGGGAACTAGTAGTTCCAACACCAGCAATTGATGGACTAAAGTAACCATAATTAATTTCTAAAGTTACATCAGCAGCAGTAGCAGTGGTTCCAAGACCAACAACTGAAGTAACAATTCCAATCAGAGTATCAATGTTATCTTGAACGTCAAGGCAAGAAGCAGCATTACCTGAAGGAAGAACAGCAATGGAAGTACCAGCACCAGCATAGTATGCCTTACCTGAAGAAATACCTACATCTTTGGTGTTAAGTTGGTTGGTAATCGCATCCTTCATTAATTCACCAGCAGTGATGAATCCATAAAGGGATTGAAGTTCTTCTTCATAAAGACCTTCAAGAATTGGTTCACCAGTTCCATCATCAAAGTATTCAAGAATAAATTCTCTTGAATATACATTACCACCAGTAAATATGTCAGTGGAAACAGAGTCTACAAGGAAACCAATGTCTCTAGCACACTTGAATCCACCAGGAGTGCTAGTAGTTCCAATTCCTGTCTGAGCAAAGAATCCTACGTTTCTTGTAGAAGCAAAGTTTGCAGTAGTTTCATTAGTAATAGCAGTTGTAACAATTGCTACGAGGTTCTCAATGTTTGTCTGAACGTCAGCACAAGCAGCAGTATCAGTATTTGAAGAAGCACCAGTAGAAGTAGTAATACCCAAATCTTTAACAGTAAGATTATTGGTGATTGCCAACTTCATTCTGTCTCTAGCATAATTAAATGCGTAAACAGATTGTACTTCTTCACCTTCAATTGAAGTTGAAGTAATTGATCCATTTGCAAAATACTGAAGAGTAAAGTCTTGTGCGTAAGAGTTACCACCAGTAAGAATATCTGTTGAGATTGCATCAATGAAGAAACCAAGGTCTCTCCTACACTTAACTTCAGCAAAGTTTAGTGAAGCACCAAAGTTATTTCTAGTAGCAGTCCAAGTCTCATTTACAATCTGCTCTTTGTTCTTCTGAATCAGACGATAAGCATCGTAGTATCTTGATCTTGCGTTAGTTACTTCATCTCCGGGGAATACCCAATCAGTTGGATATTGATCGTAATTAAGAACAATACCACCGATAGACTTATCAATAATCTCTTGTCTATTCTGTTGAATTAGACGATATGAATCATAGAATCTTGATCTCTCATTGGTTTGAGCATCATCTGGGAAGTAGAAATCAGGATATGAAATTGAAATAGAAGCAAGTGACTTGTCAATAATCTCTTGTCTATTTTGTTGGATTAGACGGTATGAGTCGTAGAATCTTGATCTTGCTGTAGTCTGGTCATCTCCAGGGAAGAAGAAGTCTGGGTTATCAATCGCAATCGCAGCAAGTGACTTATCTACGATTTCTTGCTTGTTTAACTGAATGAGACGATATGAATCAAAGAATCTTGATCTTTCATTAGTCTCCTCATCACCTGGGAAGAAGAATTGATCATAGTTAAGAGCAATCGCAGCAAGTGATTTATCAACAACTTCTTGCTTGTTTTGATTAATTAAACGATAAGCATCATAGAATCTTGATCTTGGGTTAGTTTCTTGATCACCTGGGAAGAAGAAATCTGGATATAAATCATAGTTAAGTGAGATAGCAGCAAGTGACTTATCTACAATTTCTTGCTTGTTCTCAAGAATTAAACGGTATGAATCAAAGAATCTTGATCTCTCATTGGTTTGAGCATCATCTGGGAAGTAGAAATCAGGGTGATATAAAGAAATAGTGGCAAGTGATTTATCAATTAACTCATCCTTATTAGCATTAATTAGATTGTATGAATCTTTGAATCTATTTCTGCTTGAATCTGGGAAGTAGAAATCGGGATGATCAATTGAAATAGAAGCAAGTGAACGGTCAATGATTTCCTGTCTGTTCTGCTGAATCAGTCTGTAAGAATCAAAGAATCTTGATCTTGCGTTTGTTTGCTGATCATTTGGGAAATAGAAATCAGGATGATCTACAGCAATTTGAGCAAGTGAACGGTCAATGATTTCTTGCTTATTCTGCTGAATTAGTCTATATGAATCATAGAATCTTGAAGATGAATTAGTCTGATCTTCTCCAGGGAAGAAAAAGTCTGGATGATTAAAGGCAATAGCAGCAAGTGACTTATCAAGAATCTCTGTTCTGTTTGCCTGAATAGATTCACTTGCATCTACATATCTTCCAGGAGCAACAGTTCTTGCTTCAAATACATATCCATAATTACCTGAAGGATATTCTAATTCTATAACACCACCATCAGAATCACAAGTAAATCCAAGACCGGCAATGGTAACACCCATCCCGACAACTAATTCATGTGCTCTATCTAATACAAAAGTTGCAATTCCAGTAACATGATCATATGAAGCATCAACTACGTTCATTATAGGAGCATTTGCTTCTAAATTAATTCTTACAGTTGAAGCATCTGTCCCAGCATTTGCAGTAACAATACCAACATACTTAAGACCTGATACACCATCGGCAACTAGTCCAAAGTCACCGAATGATGAGTTTGAGTTGGTAAGGTCGCAACCACCACCAGAATCACATCTAACACCAGTTCCACTACAGATAGTGAAGAGTGATACGAGCTGAGCATATGCTCCATTGAACATATATGCTCCAATACCACCTGGATTAATTTGAGTATAGGAGTCAAGAACCATTGACTTGATAGGACCAATGGCATGTTTTCCGTTAATATTAAGACCAATACTTCCTGGAATAAAGTTAGTGCAGTTCTGAATATAAGGTGATTGATCAATATATGGAACTACTTCAGGGTTAAATGTTACAATTGCTGCTCCTGGAGCTGCTGGTCCAATGAAGGACATTTCAGCAATATAGCATCCATTGTCCAACCAAAATAGGTCTGTTTTATTCTTAGGAGTTACAGTTACTTCTCTAAGACTATCTCCTACAACAGAAACGTTATTTGGAAGTACAATTGGGTTATCTTCTAGATAAACTCCAGCACTAATTTTAATAACTGTTCCTGGGACAGACTCTGCGACGGCAGCTTTAATGGTTCTTTTTGCGTCTCCGAGCTTTTTGCCTGTGTTGTTGTCGTTACCATCTTGTGTTACATATAGAACATTTATTACTGTTGCTCCAGCACCGACCCTTATAATGTCAGTACCAATTCCTGGCCTTTCTCTGGCCATATAGACTTCACCATCAAACGTATTGATGGCTATTTCGCCTAAAGGAAGATCTGATACAGTTGGAATCTTATTTGGAACTGATGATCTCTTAAATCTAATCTTAGGACTTGCCATTAATCCCTTAAGTAATTTTTCTCGTTGATATTATTTATCAAATAAATGCTTCAAAGCCCGTAGGCACCGCAGTCAATAGAAATATTTGTCAGTAATCTTTCACCATCTTCACAATCAATTACTTGTGATTGTCCTGCACAATCATTTATCCAAAGTGCTCCAACTTCTAAAGCAGCATATGCTTCCGCAACGACACTATTTCCCACCAAAGATGCTTGCCTTACAAACTTCATTCTATCATCATCATTATCATAATACATTGCTGCTTTTTCCGCAGAACTAGTAGCAGTGTCAAAATAATTTAATACAATACCAACGTCATTACCTAAATCAGCAGAAGGAGGTACTAATTCATTAGTTTCTGGATCTATGACTAATCCAAGTTCAATTAATGGATCTCTTAAAGTAAAGGATTCTGAATCAACCAAAAATCTTCCACCATCAACAAATAAATCACCTGTAATATTAGCATTTCCAATAACTGTTAATACAGTTTCAAAATCAGTGTAGTCTCTTACACCAATAGTTAGTTCCCTTTGAGTAGGACTTAAATACTTTGCCATCTTTTCTACAGGAAAGTGTTTTTATTTCTAGATATTATTTAGGTATTAATATTCGCCAGCATCAACATCGATTCTATTATCAAGATCTTCATCAAGTTGATCAAGGAATTCATTTGGCAATCCTTCTTCAGTCTCTTCAGTAACAGATGCTCTGAGAACTTCATCTGGGTTAACAGTTTGGTAAGTTCTAGTATCTGCATCGTACATAATCACATACTTGTCTAAGACACTTAGATCATTAACATTTGCAAGATCTCCAAGTGTTAGATTTTCCAATTCATTACTTAGTTGATTTAATGCTTCAGCAAGAGCTTCTGGTATAAGAACCTCATTTAAGTAATTTAATACATTTGCAGGAAGTCCATTTTCATCAACAGCAGAACTTAAGATTTCATCAGGATCAACTGCTTCATATTTTCCAGCAGTTTCATCATATCTTATTAAGAAAGTATCTGAAGCAGTGTCAACAGATTCTTTAACATTAGCAAGTCTACCTAATGTTAGACTATTGATATATTCGTAAATAGCAATTACAGCATCTATTAGAGATTGTGGATTCAATACGTCATTGAGATACTCAATAAATCCTTCAGGTAATCCATTAATCAATGCATCTGATAATAACTGATCAGGATCGAAGAATTTATATTTTTCTGAAGCAGCATCATATATCATTACATAATTATCTTGAACATTACTAGTGTCCACATCCATTAAATCTGAAAGTTTTCTTGCCATAATTATCCCTGACCTTGAGGCAACTTTAATTGGATTTTTTGATCTTCTAACTCTAGCAGAGTATGTTGGAGTTACGACTCTGACATTGATTGGTGCCATTATAGGGTAGTGTCCTCTACTATGATTGATCCAGTTACCACTCTGGTCCTAAAATCAAGTTCAGTATTTGTAATAAAGACATCAAAATAAGTTCTTCCTGATGGAAGAGTAGAAGTCATAGTTCTTCCCATAGAAATAGATATTTCACCATCAGCAGTAGTTATGCCGACATTGAAATTATAAGATGTTGGTGAAGTAGGATATTTTTTTAATCTTGCTTCAGCAGTAGTATAAAGAAGGTTTAACATCCCACCATCATCACCAGTCAGATAAAAAGAAGTCTCAAAATCAGTTCCTTTTTCTATTACTAAATTTACGACAGGAACTACAGACATTTTTACTTTCTTATACTATAAAAATATTTATAAATTATTGCTTATCAAATTCAAACATACCGTGTTCTGATCCCCAAATCATTTCTTTTGTTTCAGGACAATAACCTCTATCAATTACTCTATAGGTTCTTTCTCTTAATTCAGACATAGTAAAAAGAAAGGATGTTTTTCCATTCTTTTCAACAATACAATCACATCCAATTATTCTTCCGTAATAAGTATCATCTTTCTTTATGAAAATACAATCACAACCTTCATTTTTTTCCAAGTCTTCCTCTTTAATATTTTCTATATCTTTAAAATATAAAAACTTTCCACCATCCTTTACCTTATAGCTACTAACTACAATTTTCTCATTAATTTCTTTTACCTCCAAAACGAATTGTCTATATGGAGGTTGTTTACGAACACTATACCACTGCTCACCATATATCATACCGTTCGGCAAAAGAACGTGCTTCAGAGAAATTTGAGAATATTGTGAAGGAAAAGAAAATGCTTGTCTTCTATTGTTAAAAGAACCAAGAAGAAATTCTTTAAATTCATCAATCATTTTCGGTACTACCTCTCCTTTGACGACTTGTTAAACTTGAAAAAAGAACTTTTCCAATTGCTGAAATTAAATTACCTTCAACTTCCTTGAATACTTTCATATTCAATCTAAAGGCATTATTTGCTTCAGCAATAATAGAATTTATAGTCCCTTCAGTGAAAGGAAGTGAATCTAAAGTTTTTCTATAATTATCTTTGAACTCTTTTTCATCAGGGATATCTTTAAAGATATAAAAGTTCATACCAGAATCATCTACCTTCAAAGCCGTTTGAGCAATCTTTTTGAGTACCTGACCACCAGATAAATCACCAATATATCTTGTATAGTGATGAGCAATTAAAAGTTCTGGAAATACATCAGAAACTTCTTTTATTTTACTAACATATTCCTTACAAGAATCAGTCTGAGTAACACTTTGTTTCCATTCAGGTCCAAAATAATACTCCAAATCTTTTTCTATAGATTCTTTGCGAAAAAGTTCTGGGAAATAAATCTGACTTAAAATTGGATGCTCTTTATGTCTATCAAACTCTTCTTCCATCGCAGAGTAGACGTGATATAAGTCAGATAGCAATTTAACATAAGATTTTTTTTCAACGACACCCTTCAGAAAGCACGTAATAAAACCAGTGTTTTCTGCCATCGTGTGAGATTTTTTTGTTCCTTCTCTTATTTGTTTTGATAAATCGGTCATTCTTTTGCTCCTGAAGATTCGGTTACTTTTCCAAGATATGGATTATAATCAGTAATTTGTTCAATAGTTATATTTGCTCCAGCAGTTTGCCAGAAATTAAGGATTGCATTGTAAGAATTTTTATGAAAAATATCAATATGCTCTGGGTGAATAGTAGAACCTAATTCTAATCTGTAAAGAAGTAATGGTGAAGCATAGGTGCAACCAGAGTTATAAATTAAGTCATCAGCAACAGCTCTAGGCTTTACTCCATTATCAATCTTATATTTACCATCCCTATAATGATTCCGGATTAGTTTTTCAGCGTGGTGTCTTGTAATCACATAACAAGCAGTTGAAAAATCATTTACAAAACGATTGTGAATAGGAACAACAATATCCCCAGTACAAATAATCGCAAGTTGTAAAACATCCCAAGCATAGGGTGCTCTAGCAACTAAATCACTCCAAGTAAAGTTCCAATACTTTACGGTCTCAAGACTACAATCATCTTCCATAATTACGGCATATGGAGAGTCTGAAGTTGTATACCAATGATGGATTGCCTTTAGATGAGAAGTTACACATCCAACTTCACCAGATGACATAAGATCGGGGTATCTTCCTTTTATAATATCACTTAAATCATCTTCTCTACCATCATATGCAGAAATACGAGTATAGTTTTCTATCTCCCAGTATTTAAATTGTTCTTCCATATACTCCTTTCTTTCTGGTTGCCCATCAAGATTTAAGTAATATATTGGACCAAAATTTTTCAGTTTATACGCAGATTTATTTTTATCCATAATATTTCATTAATTTATTTTAAGAAAAAAGTCAATACTCTATTTAATACCTCATCTTTTTTTGTGTTTTTAGAAACTTCAAATTGATTATTCCAAAAACAAGCATTTCTATAATGTAGGAACTTCTCTTCCAAATGAAGTTCAAATCCATAGTCAGAATCTATATTTTTTAAATCAACATCTTCAAATAAATCAGGATAAACTACTTCATATGGTTTATACTTAAAATTATCAAAAAGTTTATAAGTCCCACCACCAGAATCTAATGTTATTCCATTAATGGATATTGGAAGAAAATTTAATTCAAATCTATTCAAAGATTTCATATTCAAAAATAATAATCCAGGCCAAACATAATTAACATTATTTCTAGATTGAAGAAGTCCAGAAAAATCATAATCATTTAGGTATTCTAAAATATCAAACTCTTCAAGTAAAAATATATCATGATCTAACATTAAAACACAATCTTCCGAATGCTTTGTTAAGATTATGTTTTGATATGTCCAATTAAGACATTCCCCATGATAATAACTCGGAGTATAATTACCTTCTGGAGAGTTATGCTCATAGAAATTTAAATTGTTATTTTTACATATCAATTTAAATTGATCAAGATAATCTGGGGTTCTATAGTTGCAAATTACATTTATTTCATAGTTATTATTTTTTATATTTTTTCTAAGACATTCAACTTGTGTTTCTAAAAAATCTGGTCTATTAAAAGTGAATATAAAAATTTGAATCTTCATTTTTTATTTTTAATCCAATCTAAAACTGAAATAGTATAATTCCATCCAAGATGTGTTTTTATCTTTGATATATCTGCTCTTGAATGAAGAACTTCTCCGATTCTTTCGGGAATTCTAACTTGATAGGATGAAATTAAATCAGCAATATCTGAAATTTTAGTTCCAATACTTGTACCTACATTAAATTCTTCTCCATAAGAAGTTAATTCTTTTTGAGAAGCTAGAATATTTGCGTTAACAACATCAGAAACATGTATAAAATCTCTTGTCTGATAACCGTCTCCAATTATAGTTAATGGTTCACCACTTTCTTTTTGTCTCATAAAGATTGACATTACTGGAGCATATTGTCCTGTTTTATGTTGCCTCTCTCCATATACATTGAAATATCTGAAAATAACTGTTTTCAATCCATATAGTTCATAATACATTTTACAAAGTTGTTCTCCAGTATGTTTTGAGATTGAATAAGTGTTTAGGCACTTAACTGGATTGGTTTCTACACTAGGTAAGAATAAACTATTTCCGTATACTGCAGAAGTGGAAGAAAACATAAATTTATTTACTTTATGAAGTCTAGAGCACTCCAAAACATTCATAGTAGACAAAGTATTATTTGCCATACTTTCATTTGGTTTTTCTACACAATAAGGTATAGAAACATCAGATGCTAAGTGAAAAACATTATCTACTCCCTCAAAATAGTGAACAAACTTATAATAGTTTTCAGATAAATCTTGAAGATAATATTTTGCTTTCTCGTTTTTATAATTAGGTAATACTCTATCTAATACTATAACATCGTGTCCTATTTCCACTAAAAGATCTACAAGATGAGAACCAATAAAACCGCATCCACCAGTCACTAAACTTTTCATATTAATAAACCTTAAAGCAAAGAACATTTCCTATTAATTGATGCTTATAATTTGGATTAATAGTTTTTACAAAATCAATTACATCGTCTAGTTTTAGATAATCAAACATCCAAGTTTCAAAGCACTGAAAATCATCAATCAAAATAACATGATCTTTAATGGGATGATTTTTAATTATTTCCAACTCTTTCATTAAAGGACAAGGATCAATACCTTCCTTTACTGATATTGGACCAAATCCCAAATCCTGTCTAGTTTCATCAAAAGGCATAAAATGTGCATCAAGAAAAATCATTACTTTTTCATTAATTTCAGACAAAACTTTTTCAAGAAAAACTTGAGATTCTTCAACCTCAGCAATTACATTTTTGCCCTTAAACTTTTCTCTTGCATCTGAAATAAAATCTGGATTGATATCGCAGGTATATACCTGCTCAAACCCAGATAAAAGAGCCCTTTCAACTCCATCCCCCTTCCAACATCCGGTTTCAATAAAAACCTTTATGCCTTGATTATATTGAGTAAAAACTTGAACTGAACTTGTCATAAAATTTTTGTCGGTAAAAAATATCCTGGTATACCATTTACGTCTTTCATCTCAATGAGAGGTTTTAATGGTGATTTGAAATTACTATTAATTTTATAATAGTTTTCGTCTTCTGTCAAAATTCTATTGAATAGTTTATTTGAAGTATCTCTACCTAAGGATACTTCACTTATTTTTCCTGTTGTAACAGCACTCCATTCATACTGCCTAAAAAGAGGAGAATCAAAAGAATAAACATTATAATATCTATGAATCTCAGCAAATCCTATATCCAAATGATTCTCTATTTCATAACCAGAGTGATATGAAATACGTTTACATATATCAACATAACAATCAGACAGATACATTATAGCATGAGTTGCAAGCATATTATGAACTCTTACAATTTCATCATTAATTTTAGTAGTATGAACATATGGACCGGAATGATTTAAATATCTCCCCCAATGTGAAATACCAAGATATAAAGCATCTGCATCATCAGGTAGTTCTACACTATCAAAAAATTCTCTATTTAAGGAACAATCATCCTCTAAAATTATGAATGGGGGAGTTTGAGTTTTAAGAATCTCATAATGAGATCGAGCACATCCGATTATTCTCCCTGCCTCATGTCTTATTGCGGAAAATCTTTGGACATATTTGAATCCAAGAATTTTAAGCATTTCTTCTGTTCTTTTTCTTTTTTCATCTTCACCATCAAGATTAATATAAAAAACAGGAATTTCAGTTAATTTAATATTCATAAAATAGAAAGTAGACTTTGAACACGATTTAAATAAGTATGATTCTCTTTTATAAATTCTTGATTATCTTTTAAGACTTCTTTTGTTGCATTTTTAGATGCCTCTTCAGTTTCGGTATAAAGATTATTTAAGTCTTCGTTGGTAGTAATTCTTCCATCAAAAAACTTATTCATTTTAATTGAATTTGTTCCAATCCAACATCCATAACTCAATGCCTTAAAAATTCTACAAGGAATGTATCCATTGTCTAAATGCTGAGGTGGTCTTAAATCGAAATTTAAATAAGATTTTTTTGTAAGATCTATATTTTGATTGTCATCCATAAACCCATTATTTTTTCTACTGCGAATACCGGAATATCCTCCATAATTAACAAACTGCTTTCCATTAGAATCGACAACAGAAGTAATTTTTTGAATATATTCTCCAGAAAGAGATCCAATATAATTTACAGTATCTTTTGTATTATCGAAAAGAACTTGATCTTGAGAATCAATTTCATCCGGAAGAAGATCAGTTCCCCACATTATAACAGCAGTTTTAGTGTCAGGATGATACCAAGAATATTCATCAATATTTTTTACATCATCATTCCAATTATATTGCTCATGATAAACTAAAAGGTTATATACATTATCATGCTCAATTTTATTTTGAGAATGAAATCCATCCTCTATATTGTGAATAAAATATTTTGAAGAATCAACGATTGGAAGATGTCTACGGCAATTATTTTCAGAAATTATGATAGCATCTGATAGATCTTCTTGAGAATATTCTTCACTATCATCATACCATACTACATCATAATCCAAATAAGAAAATGCTTTTGCAAATCCAAGATGTATATAAGAATGTGTATGAGTATGTGGTGGGTATCCCCATATTACTATTTTTTTAGTCATTTTAATTTCTCACTTTAGAATGGTTTTTTTCTAAGGCCATAATTTTAGGATCAAATGGAACATTCCATCCCATTGGATTAAATTTAACTGCCTCAGGATAACAATAAGAAGGTGTTAGTTCTAGTGTAGGAGGATTATCAATTAGATATCTATTCATATGACTTTCATCATGCCATACTGCTATTATATCTTGTTGAAAATCTTTTTCGACATTTTCAACTATAGTCTCTGCCATTTTCAAAAAATATTCTGGTTTCCCTCCATTAAATCCACCAGCATAATACATTGACCCCTCACCATAGGGGACATAAGCAGTAGATTTAGGACGACGTTCATATGAAAATTCATCTTTATTTTTAAACCAGAATCCAGGATGTTGAGTAGCAACTAAGTCTCCCAAAACTTCATCACCAACCTTGTCAACAATTCTCATATCAACATCCATATAGAAGCAATAATCAAATTGAGAAATATATTCTTTTTCCTTTACAAAGTAGTGATACCTTTTTAAAGTTGGAATAGGCCAAGGTTCGTGTTCAATTTGAGATATTTTTACATTATCAGAAACTTCTTCAATTTCATGATTAGTAAAAATTAAGGCAGAAATATCATGACCATTTAAAAAGTTTTCTTCAACTGAATTTAAAAGTTGCTCTACAAATTGAATATATTTGTTTGTAGCAATGTTAAGTATACAAATTTTCATAGGACTTTTTTAATTTTTTTCTATTTTATTTCTAATCAAAACAAGTAATTTATCATTATCAAAGGGATATGTCATTTTATTATTATGATCTGTTTCAATAAATGACATATTACTAAAATACATTGTGTGATTATAAGCTGAAATTTCTTGATAATATTGAAATTCATCTTTGGAACTATCTATATCCTCAATGATTAAATATCCTCCAGGGTTTAAATAATTGTAAGCAGTTCTAATAACTTTTATTTGATCCCAAAATTGATGACTAGCATCGTCAATAATAATATCAAATTTTACTCCAGTCTTATCAAAACATTCTTTAATAGAATCTTCTGAAGAAGCATCCATTTGGTCATAATAAACATTTTCCAAATTCTGACCTCTTGCATATTCCAATAAATCAGGATTGCTATCCCACGCATAAATGTTTGCATTTGAAAAATACATTCTCCACATTTGAATAGATGCATTTTTCAAAATACCTATTTCTCCAATATTAATTTCTTTATATCTCATCGAAGAAAAAAGAATATCATAAAAAGGAGTATATCCATGTCTCCATTGACCAGAATTGTATGGAGATTTATCTGATTGAAAAAGAGACCCAAGTTTACATAAATCAGTGTTAGTATTATTAGAATTAAAAATAATTTTATTAATAGTCATATTAACTTCAATGTAAATAGAGCATAAACCATACTCTTTTTTTCTAAAAATCCAATTTCACTAAATTTTGTTTCAATATTCAATTCTTTAAATGATTTTTCAATTAGGTTGGGTAGAGTGTATATAGAAAACCAATAATTGTGATCTGGATGAACTGATTCCAAATAATAATCTTCTTGATCCGTATTTGCTTTAAATTGACTTTCTACAAAGGCATTTGGTGCAGTTATAAGTATCTCTGTATCTTCTTTTACATTTTTTAAAATAGAATGTAAAAATAATTCTACATTATTTACATGTTCTATTGTTTCTGGTATTAGTAAAAAATCATATTTTTTATCTGGGATTTCAAAAAACAAAGTATCATTTTTAAATAATCCACTATCAATCATTTTAGTGATTGTTTCTTTATCTTTATCAAACCCATCAATAGTATCAATGGTTTTAGACAATGAGTAATGTAAATTTGTATTTTGATTGTATATCGGCCAATCAGCACAACCATAATGAAGAACTGTTTTGTTTTTTAACTTTTCTTCAAAAAAATTCAATCTAGATATTTTTACATTATTTGTTTTTACTTTTTGAATGTAAAAATTATTAAAAGATCTTTTTATAATATCTGTCATTTAAATAACGATCCAATCAGAACAATAAAGGTCTTTTGTATCCTTAGTTTCTTTGAGTTCACCAGCAAACCATTCTTTAGGAGCAATTACTTTTTTACTTTTTGCTAACCATGCTCCCCACCAACTATAAGAACTATTTGCGATAATGTGATAATCACACATAGTCATAATACAAAGATCAGAAATAGGATCTTCTCCTTGAGATAAAAAGAATCTATCATCTGAAAAGATTTCTTGATCATTGCACCACTTATGGTCGTCAGAAAAAATTATAACAGGAATCTGACTGTCAAAGTGAGATAGTGCTTCTGTATAATACTCTAAAGGTTGAACTGGATGATTAGGATTAGTTAAATAATCTCCTCTACGAACGTGTAGGGAAATTACTTCTGTATCCATAAAGTGCTCATTATAAAAAGATTTGCAATCAGACAAAATTGTATCTTTAAAAGTATAATCTTCTCTAATTTCATCTTCAATATGCTTGAAATATTTTTCAGTTTGAAAATATCCAAGTAAATCAGTTCCGTCTTCGCAAGTATTAAAAAACTCTTCATTAAAATCAAACCGTGATTCCATAACCACCTTGTTTGATGTAAGATTTACATTATTTTTACTTTCTAAATCAAACACATCATAAATGCAAACACGATCTTGTCTAACATTTGCATCAAAAACCCCAAATACATCCTTTGGGGGAATACAAAAATCAAATCCACGATTTGCAGCAATTCCTTTCAAAGAAGCATATTGAAACATTTGATTGGCAAGTCTGCCAAGATTTCCAAGATTATTAAATGATAACATTTTCTTTAAACCACTCGTATGTTTTAGTAATTCCAGAATAAAGATCAATATTTGGTTTCCAACCCAATGCCTTTATCTTTTCAATATTTAGAACCTTTCTTGGAGTTCCATTAGGCTTAGATTCATTCCAAATAATTTCTCCTTTATATCCTACAATGTCACTTATTGTTTCAGCAAGTTCTCTAATAGTAATATCTTCACCAGTGCCGACATTAATGTGATCTTCACTATCATAATCCCGCATACAAACAAAACAAGCATCTGCTAGATCATCTACGTGAAGAAATTCCCTCATAGGAGTTCCATCTCCCCAGCATTGAACATAAGGAAATTGTGAAACTTTTGCTTGATGAAATTTAGCAATAAGTCCTGGAAGAACGTGAGAACTTTCTAGATCAAAATTATCATTAGGACCATATAGATTTGTTGGCATTAATGAAATTGCATTAAATCCATATTGCTTACGATATGCCTGACACATTTTAATTCCTGCAATCTTAGCAATCGCATAAGCATCATTTGTAGGTTCTAGAGCACCAGTCATCAACTGATCTTCAGTAATTGGTTGAGTTGCAAACTTAGGATAAATGCAAGATGAACCAAGAAATAAAAGTTTTTTAACACCAAATTTTCTAGATGCTTCTATGATATTTGATTGTATCATCAAGTTGTCATAGATGAAATGAGCAGGATAATCATTGTTAGCACAGATGCCTCCTACTTTAGCAGCAGCAAGATAAACATATTCAGGTTCATTAATTTGAAAAAATCTTTCCACTTCTTCTTGCCTTCTTAGATCCCAATGAGAAGAAGGTGATGAGATAATGTTTATATACCCTTTCATATGAAGCATACGGACAATGGCAGATCCAACCATTCCCGTATTTCCAGCAACATATATTTTACTATCAGCGTTCATTTTTACACATATCCTCCACTAATTGATCAAATGAAATTTTTGGTTCCCATCCAAGTTTTTGTTTTGCTTTTGTTGCATCTCCTAAAAGAGTTTCAACTTCAGAAGGTCTAAAATATTTTGGATCCACTATTACACGCACTAATCCAGTATTCTTATCAATTCCAATTTCATTACCATAAACATCAAACTGCCATTCAATATCCATTCCAAAGTAAGGTGCTGCTCTCTCGACAAACTCACGAACTGAATATTGCTTTCCAGTAGCAATTACAAAGTCATCAGGATCATCTTGTTGAAGCATCAACCACATTGCCTCAACATAGTCCTTTGCGTGTCCCCAGTCTCTTAATGCATTCAAATTTCCCAGTTTAAGAACAGTTTGCTTACCTTCAGACATTGCCTTAAGACCTCTTGTAATCTTACGAGTTACAAAAGTTTCACCTCTTCTTGGAGATTCGTGATTAAAAAGAATACCTGTACAGGCATACATTCCATAAGATTCACGATAGTTTTTCGTAATCCAATATCCATAAACCTTAGAACATCCATAAGGTGAACGTGGATAAAAAGGAGTGGTTTCAGTCTGAGGAATTTCTTGGACTAAACCAAACATTTCAGAAGTTGATGCCTGATAGATACGAACTTTATCTTCAATTCCCAGGAGACGAACTGCCTCAAGAATACGAAGAGTTCCAAGACCATCAACCATACCAGTATATTCTGGCATCTCAAAAGATACTTTTACGTGACTCTGAGCACCCAGATTATAAATCTCATCTGGTTGAACTTGCTGTATAACTCTTACTAGATTGGTAGAATCAGTAAGATCACCATAATGAAGACGAATGCGATTATAAATGTGATCAATGCGATGAGTATTGATAAGGGATGCTCTTCGGATAATCCCGTGAACTTCATAACCTTTTTCAAGTAATAACTCAGCGAGGTAAGATCCATCTTGTCCTGTAATTCCTGTGATTAGTGCTATTTTCATACTCTACCAAAATCATCCTCAAAACGTTCGATATCTTCCTCTAAACAAAAATCACCGTGCTGAACTTCAATCAAAGTAATCCCTGTTGATCCACCTTTTAATCTGTGCTTTACAGTCTTTGGAATAAAAACAAAATCTCCAGTTTGGATTTCTCTAGTATTTTCCCCAACTTCTACCAAACCATCACCTTGAACAACTGTCCAGTATTCATTGCGATGATTATGCAGTTGTAAAGAAAATCTAGAATCTGGGTTTAAATAAATTCTTTTAACTTTATATTGGGGAGTCTCTGAAAATGATTCTTCATACCAACCCCAAGGTCTTTCAATTCGTTGCATATGTAATCAATAATATCCATATATGTATCATAACAAAAAAGATGGGCATTGTAAACCCATCTTTTTCAGCATATTCAGGTCAACTTGACTCCACCAGTTCTGTTTAAGTCCATCCGTGACTAATCATCAAACTTCAACTACTTCAAGATCCTCATAAAGATAATCAATTAGCATTTCGTAATCGTCTTCAGGATCACCTGAAAATACAACTCCATTTTGCTCATAATAACGTTTTACTTTTTTGTAAAGTTTTGGATTTTTCACATCAAGGTAAAATTCTCCATTAGCAGCAGCACGAAGAGTATTTACGTCTTTTTTAAATTTTGAAGTAAGAGTCATTTCCTTAATTGGTTTACCTGAATAGTATAGGTCTTTGAGAGGTAAAAGTCAAGTGGTCCAGATTAGCAACCGTCTTCGTGCTCTGTGTGAATGCGAATAATGTCATCGAGTTCTTCGCAATTATTACCACAAGGAACAAGAACTGCTGTTCCATACTCACCTTCAATCATAAATGACTCACCATTTTCTACTCTTTCAATAAGTTCATCAAAATATATTTGAAATTGCTCTACTGTAAAACTTTCCATTTATCAATTTTTCTAATAAGGTTTTAATAATTTATAAAAGTTTTGTTTTTAAAATATCGGGCATAAAGGATTTGAACCTTTGACCTTCCCGCCCCAAACGGGACGCGCTACCAAACTGCGCTAATGCCCGGTATATTATATATCATATCAAATGCTACATTATCATATCAAATGCTACATTTGATGTCAAGTGCCATTGATAAACTTTTCATATTTATTTTGAACCTCAGAATCTACCTGACTTAGGTTTCCCAAAGGAGGCATCCAATTTTCTTTGATTACATAATCAGCAAACCTATAAGAATAGGTTGATATTGGTATTCCTAATCTGCGAAGAGAACTTAAAATAAATGCTCTTTGCTGAAGAATATTACTATCCATTGCTTAAAAATTTATTCATAGGATCTTTTTTGGATTTTACAATTTCACAAGCTCTTTTGTAAAAGGCATTATCAAGATTTCCAGATTCTTCAAAAATTTGTTTTATTTTTACCCAGTTGGCGTAAGTATGATCGTCCATTGGGTTTTATTCGTAGATATTATTATATAATAAATCTTATATTTTCAGTGTCAACAAAATATGTTCATTTTGTAACACTGTTGAAGAAATTATTAAATTAGTATCATATAAAACGGAAAGAACAGGAATCGAACCTGCGAGGGTGTTATCCCCAGCCGCTTTCAAGGCGGTGTCCTCGACCAACCGGACTCTTTCCAATAAAAGTCCTCAACGGACTTCAAAATCTAAACGACGAACTTTACGTTGTCTTCTTGCCTCCTGCCACATAATATCCTCATTTGTAAGAATATTATTTTTTTGTTTTTTATTTGGAGAGTTTAGCATGACTATTTGAGATAGGTCAAGTGCAGTAATGTTAGTGTTGTTTCTTATAGTTGCCATATTAGGACAACCACAAGAAACTGTTTTTGCTGGACGACCTTCTATTTCTTTATTGCAAGATTTACATCTGATTCGTAAATTTTCCATAATATTCTCATATTTTTCTAATTATTTAGAACTGGGGTGGCAGGGATCGAACCTGCGACCTAGATGTTAACAGCATCCCGCTACTACCGCTGAGCTACACCCCATTGGGAGCGAAGGGTGGAATTGAACCACCTACCCGAAGCTTATGAGACTTCTGTGCAACCGTTACACTTCTTCGCAGTGAGACAATCATAAAGTATATATACCAGATTGTCAAGTGGGAGATACTGGAATCGAACCAGTGACTGCTTGCTTGTAAGGCAAGAACTCTACCGCTGAGTTAATCTCCCGATAGGTGATCTCTCAACCATCTTATAATACCCTATAAGATTTAATTTGTCAAGTCCTAAGATGAAAATGGCACTCTCTGCAGGATTTGAACCTGCGACTTCTTGGTTCGTAGCCAAGCACTCTATCCAGACTGAGTTAAGAGAGCACATGCCCGTGATAGGAGTCGAACCTACACTGTATGGATTCTAAGTCCACCCTCTCTACCAATTGGAGTACACGGGCATAGGCGAAGGGCCAGAGACTTGAACTCTGATCTTTGGTTTTGGAGACCAAGATGCTACCAATTGCACCAACCCAACATTTGGTGTCCGTGAGAGGATTTGAACCTCCAACACCTACCCCCTCAAGGTAGTGCCTCTTCCAGTTGGGCTACACGGACTGGCTGGGGAACTAGGAGTCGAACCTAGATAAACACGGTCAAAGCGTGGTGTCCTGCCTTTAGACGATTCCCCATTGGAGTTTCAGGTCGGAATCGAACCGACGATTAGAAGTTTTGCAGACTTCCGCCTTACCACTTGGCTACTGAAACAAGAGCCCTCAGTCGGATTTGAACCAACGACCTACTCATTACTAGTGAGTTGCTCTACCACTGAGCTATAAGGGCGGGGTGACGTATGGGAATTGAACCCATCTACCCAGTTTCACAAACTGGTTCCTTAACCACTAGGATAACGTCACAGTGGCTGTGGGTGGATTTGAACCACCGACGACTTCCTTATGAGAGAAGTGTTCTACCACTGAACTACACAACCTGGCGGAAGATGTTGGGATCGAACCAACGGAGGTTTTACCCTCACGGTTTAGCAAACCGATGCATTAACCACTCTGCCAATCTTCCAAGTAGGGAGAAGGTGGAATCGAACCACCATTGCCAAGGGACGGAATCGAACCGTCTCTGATACCGTCGTACCCACCGTCCAAGGTGCTCTCCCAAGTGGAACCGACAAGATTTGAACTTGTGACCGCTCGGTTATCAGCCGAGTGCTCTACCACTGAGCTACGGTTCCAAGAGGGAACAATCGGATTTGAACCGATAACACCTTGATCTTCAATCAAGTGCTCTACCAATTGGAGCTATGTTCCCGAATCTGAGAGGCAGGATTTGAACCTGCGACCTGAGCGTTCCAAACACCCAGCTCTACCAAACTGAGCTACTCCCAGATGATGGAAGGGGTATCCCACAAGGTGATGATTTAAAATCATCGGGCAGAAATCCCTTCCCAATTCCAGTTATTACTACAACATTCTTCTGCAAACTGGCAACCTCTGAAGAATGCGTGGGATTTCTCCCAATTGCTCCGACTGGAATCGAACCAGCGACCAACCCCTTCGACGGAGCTGCTCTACCACTGAGCTACAGAGCGGTTCAGTTTATCAATACTGCCCACACACAAAACTGAATAAGTGTAGGGACGACGACCCTAACGGGATTTGAACCCGTGATAATACCGTGACAGGGTATCGTGATGACCACTTCACTATAGGGTCAAGGTGGGAGGAACAGGATTTGAACCTGTGAAGGACAGAGCCGTCTGATTTACAGTCAGATTCCTTTAACCACTCGGAAATCCTCCCACGATGGGACATCTGGGATTTGAACCCAGGACTAACCGATTAAAAGTCGGATACTCTGACCTGACTGAGTTAATGTCCCATTAAAAATGTAAAGTTATTATGTGTGGAAAATATTCAGTTGTCGATGTTCGGTGTGGTCTCTCGACCACTTGATTAGAATACCACCGTTTGGTCTCTTGGGGAGTAGGTGGTGGACACTTGTGAAACCGTCACAAGGCAAAGAAAAAGGGGAGGAAACTTTGAGTTTCTCTCCCCTGTGTGTTTTGCTTTTATGGTTGGTCTTACATTTGACCTACCATACACGCAAACAGGGGAGTACCCTCAATATGCCAATAACGGCAATCAAGGAGACTAAACTGTTTTGTGGGCATTTGGTAGGTCATTGTTCTAATCAATTATGTGTTTATTTATAAGACTTTTTTTTCAAAAAGTCAAGAGCGGGGTATCGGAATCGAACCGACGACATCTAACTTGGAAGGATAGCGTTCTACCGCTGAACTAACCCCGCATTTAAGACAATCTTACATTATATAGTAGAGATTGTCAAGTGGAGAATAGGAGAATCGAACTCCTAATAAGTGCTTGCAAAGCACCCGTTATACCGTTTAACTAATTCCCCTGGCGTCTCAGGAGGGACTTGAACCCCCGACCAACTGCTTAGAAGGCAGATGCTCTATCCAACTGAGCTACTGAGACAAGAGATGACTTTGACAATCATAAGTTATTTAACCTAGATTGTCAAGTAGGAACGGAGAGACTTGAACTCTCACGGGTTATTCGCCCAACGGATTTTAAGTCCGGTGTGTCTACCAATTCCACCACGCTCCCATAAAAAGACCAAAAATGGTCAGTGGAAATGCCGGGGCTTGAACCCGGAACCCCAGACTTATAAGGTCTGTGCTCTGACCAATTGAGCTACATTTCCGAAGTGAGACAATCATAAGGCATAACCCTGAGATTGTCAAGTGCCCCCAGTCGGATTTGAACCGACAAGCCGAAGCGGTTGATTTTGAGTCAACTGTGTTTACCAGTTTCACCACAGGGGCAATAAAGACAATTATAATCAATTGTCAAGCCCCCGACTGGATTTGAACCAGCAACCTTCTCATTACAAGTGAGATGCACTACCGTTGTGCTACAGAGGCGTATTTTCAAGATTCAAGTGATCCTTCCGATCACTTATTTAGAATACCACTCTCAAGGTCAAGAGTCAAGTCCTTTGTACCAGATTCAGAAGTGGCAGGACAATCTGAAACCCAAGGAGAACATAATCTCATTTCTCCCCCAAGTGATTTACACTCATCAGAATAACATACAGAACTATCTATATTGTTTTCCAAATAACGAGGTGGAGATATTCTAACAATTCCATCATCTCCTGTCAATCTTTCATAACTACCGATTGCCTCATCAACTTCTCTACGAACTTTGAATTCAAGTAATTTTGGGTCATTATTAATTCTTTCGTTGAGTTGCCTATCAATCTCATTCAAAACATTATTCTCATCAGGTAAGTCAAACTTAATCCCCTTCCTGAGTTCGTTGTAGAACTTCAAAAGGTCTTCCTGACTGATACCACACCTTACGGTAAGAAAAGCAATCCCAGAGGCAATTAGAGCAGCAATTAGAGACCTTTTAGGAGACAGTCTGAAGCTGACTAAGAATTCAGGTATCCTCATAATCCCTAAGTGCTTTCTCTATTGTTCTATCTATACGAAAACGAAGTAATTCGTCATCTTTGATAATATAATCGTTTAGAATATCAACACCAAACTTTAATTGTATTTCATCAATTAGATTGAAAAGAAACTTACGGTCTACGAATGGAAGTAGGGATACAACATCTACAGTTCCTTTCAGAAGAAATCCAAGTCTTACATAATGAAAGATGGTTCTTTTTTCTGGTCCGTGTTTAAATTCAAAAATATTAAACTTAGATTTCTTGGTCATTTAAATACTCCTCGATAGCATTATCAACTATTTCAGAAGGATTAATTTTCTTAGCAGGTTCTCTTAATTTTTTTGTATCAAATGTAATGGTAGGTGTAATATCACCAGTTTCTTCCAACTTAAGTTTCATTCCCAAAGGAGTTCCTTTTGGTTGAATGTTAACCTGATTGTGTGCTTCTAATTTAATCTCACCTAACTCAGTATTCACTTTTAAATACTGAGACTTAGCAACTAAATCAATAATCTCTTCTGGTTCTTCTGGTAGATTACTCATTTAACGGTGCGAGTTCTGATAGGTCTTGTTCTTTTGATGGGTCATATGCCCAAGCATACTGATTTGCGAATAAGTATTCACTTGCGGTTAAATTATGTCCTTGAACATAAACCTCACCTAATACTCTTCCATACTTTTCAGACTTATTAGGATTTTGAGTTGCTACAATTACTTCTGTTCCAGAGTTGATATACTCTTGTAGCTTGTCTTTTGCTCTTAATCCATATTTCTTTTCTTCTTCATTTAGTGTTCTTAATGAAGGAGCATTAATGTTACTTAAACGAATAAATTGTTTTAGAAAGATATTAAATCCTAAGTCAATTGATGCTTCAATAGTATCACCATCAATTACTCTTATATCTTTAAGATTATATGTATACATAAGACTTTAGCTTCTTATATATCTATAATATTATATTACTTATCATCGGTCACAAACCTATTATACACAGTTTTGATACTTGTGTCAACCGTATGCTTTTCTGGCAGTAGAAGAACTTGGAAGACCTTTAGATGCCCTTCTTACAGCAGCTTTTGTATGTCTTTCTGTTGATGGTTGAAGTCCTTGTTTTTGCGGATCTGTTCCAGTTTCTTTAGTATCCTTGTCTAAAGTTCTTCTCATTTCAGTTCCAACTCTACCAATTACATTTGCTCTAGTTGCTGTTCCTCTTCCCCCAACAATTCCTTTAGAAACTTCAGATTTTTTTTTCTGAAGTAATTCAGTATATTTTGATTTTGCTTTTTGTTTTGGACCAAAATCCCAAGGAACATATGCTTCAACAATCTCTTCTCTCCACTCTTCACTCATATTAACCATAATGACTTCTGCTGCTTCTGGAGTTTCGGCATAACCTTCATCAAGAAGGTGTGAGAGAATGAGGTCGTAGAGGTCGTAACTTTCATTTTTTTCTTTTTTTTGAAGAGGTCTATCTTGTTCTGATCTTCCCCACGCATCAACTTTTGGTTGTCCTTTTATTCCCCTACCACCTCTTTTAGTTGGTCTATTAACATATTTACCATCTCTAATTGATCCCTCTACGGGACGTTGCTGATTTTCAACAACTTGCAAATATGCTTCTTGAAGATTGTGAAGTTCTTGTGCATCCATTTTACAATTACTTTTTAGGTATTTATAAAAAAAGGAGTGCCGAAGCACTCCTTAGAGTTGTATTTAGTTTTTTATACTCTTGAATAACACACCCGAGCAACTCCTTGACTAGGAGATGCGATAGAAGAAAATGCCCCATAAGAAAGGTCTAACGACCTTCCTGCTACAAATGGTCCTCTATCATTCACACGCACAACTACAGATCGTCCATTAGATGGGTTTGTAACTCTTATACGAGTTCCAAAAGGCAATGACCTATGAGCAGTTGAAAGTCCATAAGCATTAAATCTTTCCCCGTTTGCTGTGGTTGCACCGTGGAATCCATCATTTACTCCATAAAAAGAAGCAAATGTGCATCCTGCTGCTTGTGCTTCAAATGGAATCGCACTGAAAAATGAAATAGTAGTAATAGCAAATACTTTTTTAATTTTTGATAGCATTTTAAGTAATAGAACTCTACATCAGTCTTAAGATAATAAAATTATCTTTAACTGCTCATTTTATGAATCAACTTCGGTTAGAACTAACTTATTTGCGTAGTTATACGCATAGTCAGTTCTTGCTCCGTGATGACCCCAACGAATCCACTTTTGAGCAAGACGCATATACTGTTGAATAGTCTTTCCTGGTGTCTTCATATAAGGTTCAATCATCTTCCAGTCACCCTCATGCAACATATAATCAAGTTGAGCATCTAGTGAGGAAGGATTAGCACCAATACGTGCTGCGTGTTTCCCTAACCCATAGAACCTTGGGGCATTAGTCCATTGAATTAGACCATATCCACCACTTCTACAGGAGTTGTAGGAAACTCTAGCACCACCTTCGCAGATATTAGGGAAAAATGTTGATTCCTGACGAATGTTTCCCATAATGGTTGCGAGGGCATTTCTATCAGTAATTCCACGACTCTGAAGAAATTCTAGAGTACGTGTTTCGTTTGAATTACATCCTTTACAAACTAGCCTTTTTTCTTTTGGCTTTTCGGGAGCAACCTCTTTGGTCGTTGTCTCCTGGGTTTTGCTTTCTTCCGTTAAAATTGCGATTTGTGGAGTAGCACTTGAAGTAGCATAACCCGGTGTTGGCAATGTTGCCGCTGATGTCGCAACCGCACCTAAAAGAGATACGGCTACAGTTGAAAGGTTTCTTAGCATTAATTTTAATAGAACTCTACATCCGTATAGGTAAAGGAGAAGTTCCCCTTCTCAGGGGCAGTACCCACGGCTCTAAATCAAACTCAAAGACTCATAATAATTACCCTACTCATAATAGGGATTTTACATAATAAGTGATTATTTAGGATTTGTCAATCAACGAACATCGATTTCCTGATCATCCGTCCAATCTTCATTATTAATGGAAATATATTCGATTTCATCCACATCATCAGGAATGTTAATCCATTCATCAAATTCTGAGGCAAGAGCACGAGCATTGCGATGCCTATCTGCCTCGTGCAAAAATTCAATCTTCTTTACTGCCCAATTACGAATATCTGCAAGTTCTTGGTTATGAATAGTCACGACTTCCTCTTTTTCTTCCTCTTGATGTGATTGGACTTCTACTTTTGGTTGCTCTACCTCTGGTTCTGATTCTTCTACCTGAGAATAATTTTCAGTTACAACTACTTTCCTATCCTCCTTTGCGAGATTAGCAGCAAGTTTAAATAGTGCCTTAAAAAATTTCATGATCGTAGATGGGTGTATGAGTATTCTATATCAAAAAAGACCCCTTGTGGAGTCTTGTAGACAGTTTAGAAAGTGATTATAGATAGTTCTATTAATATGTATGTTTAATGACCTGGAAATATAACAATCAAGAATTTACAGAAGCACCAAAGGGTATGGAAGGATTTGTTTATATTATTACAAATCTAACCAATAATAAAAAATATATCGGTAAGAAACATTTCTGGACTCGTCAAAAAGATCGTAAGACAGGTCGTAGAAAAACGAAAGAAAGTGATTGGCAAAAATACTTTGGATCTTGCGATGAACTAATTGAAGATGTAAAAAATCTCGGAGAAGATAAGTTTCTCCGAGAAATACTTTACTTATGTCCTCATAAGAAATCTATGAGTTTTTATGAGACTATGGAACAATTCAAAAGAGATGTAATCTTCAAAGAGGATTATTATAACACGAATGTTGAAGGTAAGTTTTTCAGTAGTGAAGTAGATAGGATTTATAATATAGTTGGAAAAAGTTTATTATTAGAATAAAAAACTTTAAAGTTTAAATCCAGCAAATGTATCTTTCTTCACATCTTGCTTAATACCACCAACCACATAAGATTCAACTTCTGTTTCCTGGGGAGCAACTTGAAGACCCTTAGAAGAAATCCAATGTTGCGTCCAAGGAAGTGGATTATTATTCGCAGGAATATCATAAGCAGGTTTGAGACCAATTGCTTTCATACGACGATTAGCAATCCATTCAACATACTGCTGAAGAAGTTTATCATTAAGTCCAATCATAGAACCATCTTTGAACAGATAATCTGCCCACTTCTTTTCTTCATTTACAGCACGATCAAACATTTTATAAACCCACTCTTCCTCTTCTTTTGCAATTTGTTGCATTTCAGGATCATCACCTTCTCTCCACTTATTCAGAATGTTCTGAGTAAGTGCTAGGTGTTGATTTTCATCTCTAGCAATTAGGGAAATAATTTTTGCACTCCCCTCCATAAGTTTGAGTTCACCAAAAGCAAAACTACAAGCAAAACTAACATAGAAACGAATACCCTCAAGAATATTAACGTTTGCAATAGCTCGGTAGAGTTTTCTTTTAACATCATTGAGATCTTCTTTAGCGTAATCAACTCCCTCAAGTTTGTGTTTCCATGATTCAGAAGTGCCATAAGATTGTGCTGAATTAATGAATTCATTGTATGATTCTGTAACGCTTTCTGCACGTTCTAGAATTCTTTCATCATGAATAATAGTGTCAAATACATCTGAAGGATCTGAATATACATTCTTGATGATGTAAGTATAAGAACGACTATGAATCATCTCCATAAATTCCCATACTGTCATACATGCTTCCAATTCTGGAAGAGAACAATATGGAAGAAATGCCATTCCAGGTCCACGTCCCTGGACAGAATCAAGCATGATCTGATACTTCAAATTTGAAGTATAAATGTGCTTTTGCTCGGGACGAAGTGTTTGATAATCTCCTCGATCTTTTTGAAGGGAGACCTCCTCAGGTCTCCAAAAATATCCTAGTTGTTGTGTTGTAAGTTTTTCAAAGATAGGATACTTATAAGAATCGTATCTTTGAACCCCTAATGGTTTACCAAAGAACATTGGTTGTTTTTTTGTGTTGACTTCTTCAGTGTTAAAAACAGTCATTCCTTTAATAGTTTCATGTTCCTTGGTTGCCATAAAATCGTACTGCATACTTCTTCTCTTCTAGATTTAAAAAATTTACCAAATAATATCAAATTTTACAAGACTCACAGTCTTCTTCATTTCCTAATTCAAGAATTTGATTAATTAAAGAATCCACCTTATCTAATTTATCTTCGGTGATTTCGTCAGTTTTAATATCATAAGTGTTTTGATAATAACTTGTTTTCCAACCATACTTATATGTGGTTAAAAGATCTTGTGCCATTATGCTAACAGGAACTTCATTATTGGCATAATTCTCCGGATTATAGGACCAGTTTCCAGAAATCGCTTGATCGAAGAATTTTTGCATAACAGCAACAATATTGATATAACCAGTATTGCTAGGCATATCCCAAAGAAGCGTATAATTGTTCTTAAGTGTTTGATATTGTGGAACAATTTGCTTAAGTGGTCCTTTCTTCGACTTTTTAATGGACAAGTAACCGCGAGGTGGTTCGATTCCGTTGGTTGCGTTTGACACAACGGAACTGCTCTCCGATGGCATCTGTGCGGACAGTGTTGAGTGCCTGAGACCGTGCTCCAGGATGGATGCTCTAAGTGATTCCCAATCATGCTCTAATGGAATGGAAGAAATTTCATCTACGTCTCTTTTATATGTATCAATTGGTAAAATACCATCAGCATATTTGGTACGTCCAAAGTGTTCACAGTGCCCTTTCTCTTTAGCAAGTTGATTAGATGCTTTTAGAAGATAATATTGAAATGCTTCAGAAAGTCCATGAACAGCATCCCATGCCTCCTGAGAATCATACTTGAATCCAAGTTTAGCAAGGTAATGAGCAAGGCCAATATAACCAATTCCAAGAGAACGACGACGCTTAGTGAAGTTCTCTGCTGCTTTTACTGGATAATGCTGATAATCAATAATTTCATCTAGAGCACGAACTGAAAGATCACAAAGTTCTTCTAGTTCTTCATCAGATTTCACTTTACCGACATTGACCGCAGAAAGAATACAAGTTGCAATTTCTGCATAATTATCATCATCAATATGTTGAATTGGAGTTGTTGGTTCAGTAATTTCCTGACAAAGATTACTCATAGTAATTTGATCCTTATAAGAACTATGAGAATTGCAATGGTCAATGTTCATAATGTAAACACGACCAGTTTCGGCACGTTCTTTTAGAAGGTCAAGAATAAGTTCTTGTGCCTTAACAGTTTTCTTTTTAATTGATGGATCATTTTCATATTTGATATAGAGATCATCAAATTCAGGAAGACCAAAGACTTCATAAAGTCCAGGAACATCATTTGGAGAAAATAGTGTAATATTTCCGTCCTCAATAAACCTTTGATAGAAGATTTTGCTTAATTGAATAGAATAATCCAATTTACGAACACGATTATCTTCTGTTCCTTTATTATTTTTTAGAACAAGAATGTCCTCTATTTCTTGATGCCAGATTGGAAAATGGACAGTAGCTGATCCACCACGGATTCCATTTTGTGTGCAGCATCGTACAGTTGATTCAAACTTTTTAAGGAAAGGAACAACGCCAGTGTGCTGAACTTCTCCACCTCTGATTTTAGAGTTGATTCCACGGATTCGACCCGCATTAATACCAATACCAGCCCTTTGTGCGACATACCTGCCAATAGCCATATCGCTACTAAAGATACTATCGAGGGTGTCATCAACATCAACCAGAACACAAGATGCAAATTGACGAAGGGGTGTTCTAACTCCCGCCATGATTGGTGTTGGGATGTTGATTTTGTGTTTGGAGATTGCATCGTAATATCTCTTAATATAAGATAGACGAGTTTCTTTAGGATATTCTGCAAAAACAGTCAGAGCAATCATTATATACATGAATTGTGGAGTTTCATACACCCCACCACTACTTCTATCTTGAACTAGATATTTATCAACTACTTGACGAAGACCTGCATAAGTAAACAGATAATCTCGATCATGATCAATATAAGAATTGATCTTTTGAATTTCTTCTCTGGAGTATTTGCTGTAAATATCGCTATCATAAACTTGAACATTTACACAATTGTAAATGTGCTCCTCAAGATTAGGCATCTCTTTCATTCGTCCATAAATTTGCTTACGAACAGAAAAGAGAAGAAGTCTAGCAGCAACATATTGATAATTTGGGTGATCCAAATCGATCAGATCACTTGCACTACGAATAAGAATTTCTTGAATTTCTTTTGTAGTAATCCCATCATAAAATTGAATGCCAGAGGTCATTTCAACTTGACTCGCAGAGACCCCTGCAAGACCTTTACATGCCTCTTCAACCATAAGATGCATCTTATCAAGATCTAGTGGTTCAACTGTTCCATTGCGTTTTTTGACTTTAATTCCGTTGCTCATATTTTCTTCCAAGAGGTAAATTTTAGTTTTGCTTCTAGTCCAGAACAAGTATTTGATTCTACCATAGATTGAACGTCAAGTCCAGACAAAATCATGTCATTAATGTCCTTTTCTTGTATTGAAGAAGGCCATATTACAATAGAATCCCCCTGCTCTATTTTTTTACTCATTCTAGAGTGTATTTCTTTATTTCTTGGTTCATTGTCATAGACATATACCGGGTGAGAAATATTTAGAGGTTTTAAATCAAGGTCAGATCCACACATAGCAATAGAGTTTTTTATGAAAAAAGAATCAAAAGGACCCTCTAAAACATAAACTGGAGTGCTCTTATCTATTGTATCATATCCATAAACTTTTGGAGAGTCTTCATTGAGCATAATAGTAATATACTTAATTTTACTATTACCCAATGATCTTCCTTGAAACCCTATCAATTTTTTATCATAATACAATGGAATCACAATTCTAGATTCTTCATATTTTAAAGAATCATTATCGAATGTTTTTATTTTAGTATTAGTCCACTCTTTAAATTTTTCTGCGTAATAAAACTTATCAGGATCTAATTTTCTGGACTCCAAATACTTTTTTGCTGTTTGGTTTTCTGATGCTTTTGGAAGGTTTATTGATTCATTAAACCTTGGTGGAGAAAATTCAACTTTTGGTTCTTCTACAACAAAATTCTTTCCAGTAAAACCTTCCTTAAACTTCTCCATCGAATATTCGTGATGAAGAGTTGGGTCGATTTTCTTTAAGAAGTTATTGAAAGACAGACTAGCACCACAGTTATGACACTTAAAATTAGTGTTATTTTTTACTGCGTAAAAATAACCCCTGGTCTTATTCTTGTTTTTTTGTGAATCTCCACAAATAGGACAACGAAAATTGTAGAGATTCGATTTTACCTTTTTGAATTTTTGAAGACGAGAAGATACCAATCCAATATACTTGGAGTCAATCAAATCCATTATAAATTAGATATTATTTTGCTCTCTCAATTCTAGCAGGGTCTTCGGAAGGTGTCAAGACATCTACAACTACTGAAGACTGAGAAAATATAAAGGATATAATAATAACTGCTCCAACAAGAATCCAACGAAACTTTACAAATTCTTCTATCTTCATTTCTAACTTTTCAATTCTAGAATAAACTCTTTCGTGGTCTTTCTTATTTTCATCTTTCATTTCATCAATCTCTTTCATAAAGACCTGATCGTTTTTAAGAGTTTGCTCTATTCTTTCGTCGTGCTTAGTAAGAATATTAGCAATCGTGCTATTTGCTTCAGATATTTTATCTACTGCTGCCTCCAATTTATCAAGCATCTGTCTAGATAAATCTTCGTAAATATTGAACTTTGTTTCTAAAACATCCAACTTTGCCAAGTCAGACCTTCTAACTGAAAATGGTGACATTTTTTAACTTACAGAGGAAAAGTCACACAATTCATCTATTTGTTATTATTATTTATTCCTTATAGATTTTACCCATCTTCTGAGTTTAGAATCTATTGTTCGTAAATCAACTTCATTATTTTTTCTTTTTCTCATACCTAAAATAGGATCAAATCCAGCAGTTGGTCCTTTTGGATTAGAATAACCACTAAACCCACCATTTCCAGATGACATAGTTGGACCTTCTTCTTTTAAATTTCTAAAATAGTTAATTATTTTATCAATCTTTTTCATTTTTATTAAAAATTTTTTGAAGTTGAGTTAAGCAATTTAAATCAACAGAAATATCATGTATGTATGTTTTTGGATGTTGAGGTAATCGGTTTAAAAATAAAATAAATGTTTTAACCTGAGACCACATATCCCTATCAATTTTAAAGAAAAGCATGGGAGTAGTTGCTTCTCCAAATATATTATAAAGAACAATAAAATGATTAATTAACAGGTGAGTTTTTAATTCACCTGTTTTTTTGTATCTTTTTAAAAGTCTTTTAATATATTTAAAATGATTTAAATCCTTTTGAAAGTCTTCTTTAGTGACCGCCTGAGGATTTTCATAATTTTTTATTGCAAATAGGAGGAAATTGTCCTCATTCAGTTCATTAAAGATCATATGTTATCAAGAAACTGTCATTGTTGCTATTCCAGAAGTTACTGATGTATTTCCAGATGTTACTATTACTTGATACTCATATCCATCCTTGGTTGCATCAGGATTTTCAATATTTACACTAGTGCCAGTTTCTCCAGCAAGATCTGCGAATCCACCACCATCATCTTCTTGCCACTGATAAGACAGAGGTGCATAAGAAGGTGTTGCAGAAGCAGTTACACTAAATGTTGCAGTAGTTCCTACTCCAACACTAACTGATGTTGGTTGTGAAGTAATTGTAATGATTGCATCAGCAAGAATTGTATCATCAGCAGCATCTCCAGCAGTTGTATAACTTGCAGGAGTTCCTGAAGTAATCTCTGACATAGCGACAAGAGTTTCAGTCTTAACTCTTAAAGTACCATGCATATCAACATAAGTGTGTATTCCTACCCATCCTCCATGTATTCCACCATATTGAGTAGAAACTCCTAATGCTGAAATTTCATACTTATCAACACCATACACTTCATGTTTAGGATTTGCTGAATATGAGTATGAAGAGTCACCTAATGTAAATACTGGTTTTTCTGAAATTGAGTAAGCAACTCCAGAAATAACTTTTCCACTTAAATATTGCGTAGATGCAATAGAAATAAATGTGTCAGAAGTAATTCCAGATATTACTGCAGAACCAAAAGTTCCACCAGCACCAATACTAATTACATCCCCAGCAGATATTCCAAAAGCAGTGAATGATGTTGCAGTTCCTGTAATTGTTTTTGCAGCATAATCTACTGTTATAGTTCCGACAGAGTAAAGACTATCTGCAGTTCCCCAGAGTGCCATTCTTTTTACCTTTACTAAAATTTTTTTCTTACAAGTATTTATAAAAAATGGGGAGTTTAATATCTCCCCTGATTATTATATTTTTATTTTATTTTCATGGAGTTGGATCTTGTCCACCTTTTTTCTTAGCAAATTCTTTTACTTGTAAAAGAACAAAAGAAACAATACCGTTTGATTTAAATGCTGGGATAGCACCAAGAAGTTCGGAAACAACAAGTAGAAGAGTTGCTACTGCTGCTTCGTTAGCAATAATCCAAGCCCAGAGTGCTGCTACTGACATGGGTTTACCTCCTAATAAGGTAGTATATAATTATTTAGATTAATCGATTATTTAATCTTCACTTAAGGAAAATTCTTCACCCATACGTGCTTGCTTTCTTCTCTTCTGTTTTTCCTGAGGAGAAGATGCTTTACTTACTGCTTGAGGGTTTCTTATTCCTCCTCCACCACTACCAAATCTCTTTGGTCTTCCATCATCTCTTGTCAGATAAGTTTTAATTTTTGGAGTTGAAGAACCTCTATTTTTAGTTTTGTCTTTTCCTCCTTCTTTATTAAATCTTTCAGGTGCTTGCAAGTTCTTTGCATGATCATCACTGAATTTTATTTGCTTTGGTTTCTTTGTTTTAATAAGATGCTTAATTACTTTCATCTTCTTATCATCAGTTCCCTTTCCAGGAACGTCACCAGTAAAGTGAACTCCCTTAAGATTCTTAAATCCAGTGCTCTTGATATGCTTTACAACTTCACGAGGTTTATCCATTTTACCTCTAGCAGTAAGACCAGATGCTTCACCTCCTCTATGAAGATTTCTAACGTGCTTGTTGCCTTTTAAAGTCTTTTTAAAGACCTTGCTGCTTGCAAATTGTCCAAAGTCATATTTTTCATCATCTTTCTTTTTATCGGTATTAAACTGTTGAGGATTTAATGATCTTACAGTTTTACCACCTTTTTTAACTTCAATTTCTGCTTCAACACCTTTTTTCTTGGGTTTCATAGCATTAGCATCTAGGTCAACTAAATGCATGGTCTTAGATCTTCCTTTCTTTTTTCCAGCACTTTTTGCTCTTTTTTCAGTTCTTGATAACTTTGCTTCATCAATAACTTCTTCCATTGCCATTTTTCTAATCTTGGCAAAGTAGATTTGAGTTCCTTTTTCTTTACCATATTGATTTATCATATTCTGCTTCATTTCAGAATCATCATACTTTGTTTTTAGTTTTTCTTCCTTTGCCTTATCAGAAGCAGTCATTTCACGTTCTGCTAATTCATATTCTTCTTTTTGCTGTTTTTTCTGCTGTGCTATTTTTGTTAATAGTTTAGTTCTTTTTAAATCTAAAGTCGAAAGTTCTCTTTTAGCACTTGCAACTTGAGGATTAGTATTTGAGTCCATATCTAAATCCTCATTTCTCAATGATGCTAGAACTTCATCTGCTTGTCTACGAAGTTCTTGTCCTCTTCTTGCCTTTGATGCCTTTGAAGTAACTGATGTTGTTCTACGAGTTGCTTTTGGTCTTTTCTTGGCAGAAGGTGCAGGTTCTGCTGGAGTTGATTCTGGTTTTTTAGAAGTTGTTGGGGAACCAGCAACTTCAACTTTTTTACCTCCACCTATTCCACTGCGAAGAGAAGGTTCTCTTGTTCCAACTTTTGAATGAACTTTACTTGGTTTTTCGGTTTGCCCTGCTTCCATTTTACGAGCAACATCTCTTGCTCCTCTTGAAAGTGATCTTGCACCTCTTGCAATAACCCCCTTAATTCCCCTCTTAAGTTTTGATCCTATTCTTGAAATAATTCCAGGAGCAGAACCTGAAGATTTTTGTTGATCAGAAGAAGATCCACCCTTTCCTCTTTCATAACCAGAAGCAACCTCCCTACCTACTGCCTTTGCTCCTCTTACTGCAAGACCAGCAGCATACCCAGCACCACGGGCAAGTTTTTTCCCAACAGATTTAACTGCAGATTTTACTTTCTGCAATTTGTCACTTTTGATTTTTGTATCATGTCCATAAGTGACTTTTGCTTCATTTAAAATATCAATATTAACATCAATGTTTTCGATGATAATATCAACTACTTCACTAATATCATAATATTCATCAAGACAATCCAGAAGCACTTCTTCTATCGAATTTTCAATTAGATTATCTGTCAAAAATGAAATTTCATGACCATTTAATTCAGAAAATATATCATTAATCTCATCAAACTCATTTACTTCAACTATTACTCCTCCAGTTTCACCAAATTCTTCTCCAATTTGAATACCAGATCCAATAGCACTTGTTTTAATTTTATTCTTTACTTTACCTTCTTTAAATTTTTTAGTCTCATCTTTATCATCAGATGCTTCTAAAAGATCTTGTCTCCAATTAGAAAATCCCTCTTTTATTTTTTTCTTCTTTTTGAACTTTCCTGAAACTTCTCCTGGTTCATATCCAATACCATCACCATCATCATCCCACCACTTTTTAACTTCTTTTGCTTCTTTTACTTTCTTCTTTTTAAACTTTCCTGAAACTTCTCCTGGTTCATATCCAATACCATCACCATCATCATCCCACCAAGGATTTTGCTTACTCTTTTTCTTTCCTTCTAATATAGAATTTGACATTTTATTACTTAGGAGTTTTCTTATACTTATTTATAAAATTAGTAATTTTTTTAGCATGAGACATTTTCATAGTATATTTTCTATATGGATCTGTTCCAACTAATCTTTGATCAGAAGGAACACCAGATACATCAGTAAATCTTTTTGCTTCTTCTCTTAGTTTTTTAAAGGTCACTTTTCTAACAGTATCTTTAACTTCCATTACATCTTTTATCCAAGACTTAAACATTACATCATCTTCAGTGACACAAATTAAATAATTAGTTCCCCTACGAATAACCTTACCAACAAGACCTGTATTAAGATTTTCTATAATATCATTAATTTTAAAAATTTTATTTTGGATATAATTTTCTCTTAAATTTTTATAGTCAAGATCTGGAGCAATTTCCCAAAGATTATAATTTTCTTTTGTTGTTTGAGAAAGTCCCATAGACTTCCTCAAATCATTGAATAATCTTTTAGCATCAGGTTCCTTAATAGTTTTAGGCATTCCCTTTTTGAAATCTCTAAAATTATCATCTGCAGCAGTTTTTCTTAACATTCCAGATGAAACTCCCGAAGTAGTTTTTTCAGAATCAAAGGTTCCTGTGGGAATTACATTTATACTATCAAATTGATAAAATTGTCCGTTATGTTTATTTGCTAAACTTTGTATTTCAGATAATCTATCAGATCCAACTACAATATTAATATTTGTATACCCATCCTCATTCGCAGCAATTAGAACATCAAAAACAGTTTTTATTTCTGGATTATTAACAATAATCTCAGAAATTTCTGGGAACATTTTCATTAAGTAATTTATTTTTTTATCTGGATTTAATGGATTCTTTTTAGAATCTTCTGCTCTTGATGGATATATTCTAACTTCACCTCCCATAGATGCTCTATCTGCTGCAGAAAATAATTGCTTATGATCTTTTGTTGGAGGATTAAATCTAGCTAAAACAACAGTTAAATATTCCCCATCTGCTGGCATTTCTTTTTGATTACCATCTGCTCTTTTAGCAGCAACTGGTTTCTTTTGTTGAGAAGGTTGTTGTGTTCTACCTACTGCTGGAGGAGGATTTCCTTGTTTTGGAGGAACATCTCTTTCTCCAACTCTTTGACCTTTATTAAAATATTTAAGCATCCCATTTACAGTTTTAGCCACAAACTCTCCCTGAGCATTATACCAATCTCCATGCCCATTTCCAACTAAACCAGCTCTTTTAGCCTGTTCAGATGCTCTGGTTTCTTTTGCTTCTATTATAAAGTGGGAAAATTTCTTCATCTTATAGTGTTTATATGTATTTATTATTAATATTGATTTATCATAAAAAATATCCTCTTTCTTTTTAATTAGAAAGAGGATATTAATTTTTTATTTATTAAATTATTCAATCAATAATGCTATTAATCCACTCTTCACTCATATTTGCCATAATTGCTTCGGCATTTTCTACTGTTGAAGCATAACCTTCATCAAGAAGGTGTGAGAGAACAATATCATAAATGTCCAAATCTTCCTTTCTGGTCTTTCTTGGAAGAGTTACTGCTTGGGGTTCACCTGGACCTTCAAGTGCTCTTGTGATATTAGAAGCAGTGCGGCTTCCTTGCTTTCTAGCAAGAGGTCCGGTCATTCTTTTAGCATAAGGCTTTTCTCTGTCCATTCTCTGAGAAACTGTTTCTGTTTCTCCTGTTTTTCTTTTAGTAGTGCTACTAGGAGTTACTCTTAGTTTCCAATCACTATTAAATTTTTCTTCAGGACCATATCCTGGTTTGTCCTTACTAGATTCTTTTCTTTTTTTCTCAGCAGCAGCAGCATCTGCTCTAACTTCAGCGCCAGTAGGTCCTGGATTATAAGGTTTTACTCCAGGTGCTCTTGCTTCATCTACTGAATTAAACATACCAAGTTCTTCCATTTCTTCACGGAGATCCTGGTCATACACTGCATAATAAGAAAGAGTTGCTTCTCTGAAAAGTTTAGAATTCATTTTTCTACAAATACTTTTTAAGTATTTATAAAAAGAATTATTTCAATTAAAGATCTCCTTCTTTACGATTTTCAGAATAATGAACATCAAAAGTTCCTTCGGGATAACGAGCACTTAACTTCTGATAGTTCATTTCAAGAATTTCATCAAAGTTTGTTCCAAGAGCCATACAAGCTTGAGCAAGATACCAACAAATATCCCCCAATTCCCGTTTCATATGATAGACGTTTTCTTCATTATATGGTTTACCTTGAAGAAAGATTTTTTTGACAACTTCTGTAAATTCACCAGATTCAGCAGTTAAACCATAAGCAGCAGTCATCAAACGGCATACATCTGCATCTTGAACTTCAAGTTCTGTAAGACGAGCAAGAAGTGAGGCAAAATCACTGCTTGCTGGACTTGTGGTTTGACGAACAAATTCAATATACTTATCAGCATCAATTTTTTGAGTCATATCAGAATTTAAATCCTCCGAATTTTTGTTTTAAAGATGGTTTTGTATCTTCTTCGTAATCATACTCCTCTTCCTTACCAGAGTCAAGTATGTCCTTTTGAGCACTTTGCTCTACATCATAAAGACGCATTTTTGCCCTGTCAATTCCAATAACAAATCTCTTATACATTGTAGGATCATTGTAACGATTCTTGAGTTGTTTAACTAGAATCTGTCCCAACTCCTCCAACTCTTCAGTGCTAATAAGGGCAAACATAAGATCAGCAGTAGCAGGGAGACCAAAGGACTCACTAGTATCAGTAAGTTCAACATCAGAGTTACCATAACCACTGCGGGTAGTCTGGGTAGCAGAGACAATGGGAACATTGAATTCCACTGCCAATCCGCGAAGTTCTTCAGCAATTGCCTTGATATATGAATAAGAGTTGATATTGCTATTTCCTTTATACCTAGAGGAAGCACAAATATTAAGGTAGTCAATAAAAATAATATCAGGTCTAAATGATTTCTTAAGAGCAAGTTCATTTAAAAGTCCTTTAAAATGCCCAGAATGAGCAGAAGCAGTAGGATACTCTTTAATGATTAAAGATCCTTGGGTTTTCTTTGCAATATTATTTACTTTAGTTTCAAAGACAGACTTTGGAAGATCTACAATATCCTTAATATTTACATTTAGAAGGTTTGCGTCAATTCGTTCAGCAATTTTTTCTTCTGCCATTTCCAACGTAATGTACAGAACGTTCCGTCCTTGGAGCAAGACGGAGCTAGCCACATGGCACATGAATAGAGATTTCCCGACACCCGTACCAGCAAGAGCGATGTTAAGAGTTTTATTAGGGAGACCACCTTTCGTGATTTTGTTAAAGTAATCAAGGTCAAATTCAATTTTATCCTCCGATTTGTGATAAGATTCATATCTTTGTTCATAATCAAGTAAGTAATCATGACCTACATGATTATCAAAAGAAACTGCTAATGCATCTTGCAAGATTGATGGAATTGCATCTCTAGATTTAGTAGTGCCATTCCCATCGGCAAGTTGAATTGATTCCATAAGTGCCAAATAAATGGCACGATCCCTACACCATTTTTCAGTTGTATCAACTAACCAATTTTGTTCGCAAGGAACATTCTCAAGGTGAGAAATAAGATGCACAAGTTTTTTAAATTGGTCTTCGTTTACATCTGTTCTTTTCTCAACTTCAATGCAAAGAACTTCCTTAGTTGGAATATTATTATATTCAAGAACAAATTCAGAAATTTCTTGAAATACAATTTTTTGCTCTAGATCTTCAAAATAATCTTCTTTTATAAAAGGTAAAACTTTCCTTAGGTATTCCTCATTGTGTATTAAATTTCGTAGAATTAAAAATTCAATTTTTTCCATTACTTATAGTGAAGGTATGTGCTCATAATATACTTTGCAATTTTCGATGGAGGATTACCTCTGTGAGGAAATGTCCATAGAGGAGGAAATACTAGCATACTTCCTTGTTTTGGTCTAATAGTTAAATTTTCAAATACAGTTTCACCTCCCTCATTAACATCATTTAAATACCACATGAAGGATAAAAATCTTCGGGAAGAAGCATGATCAATCACATCTACATGAGTATCAAATTGATCTTGCAATTCTGGGTTGTATTTTTTAATTCGGAATTGCTCAAAATTATGTTCTTTCGGAAAACATCGATCATCAATATATTCATAATATTTTTTCTTATACTCAAAAACTTTAGAGATAAGAAAATTATGAACGTTGTTTACTTCTTCAGAAATTTTGCAGTTTTCAGTTAAATTGAATTGTGTAAAATTTGGTCTTCTATCATTTTCAACTCTTTCATGTTTATCTTCATTTTGTTCAAACAGATTGATAAGGAAATTACAGACGTTTGCCTCTAATACATTATCATAAACTTTTATCAAATCATTTAATTCAATTGCCATAAGAAAATTCCTTTCTAGCAATTTCATCAAGTTGTTGCATTACTTCTTCCGTGAAGTATTCTTCAGGATTTGCTAGGATCTGTTTCCCGTATATTTTTTTACCATCCATTTCATAACGTCCTGCAACGTTTTTCCACATTCCCCCAAGTTCTCCAAGTTCCAATAACCCATAATATCTGTCCAGTCCTCTCTCATCGTAGTAGAGACGTACTTCCACATCTTTGTTCTCCTTACTTAAACGTGATTTAGCAGTCTTTGCCTTGATAATATTTCCAACGACTTCCGTTCCATCCTTTTCCTTCTTCTTACTAAGATAGATGATAG